TGGCAGAAAGCACAAAAAGCACAGTTTTAGCAAAAGAAGAAATTGAAAAATTAACTTCGTTACAACAACAACAAAACGATTTAATATTTAATCTAGGTCAAACTGGATATCAACTTGAATTTTTTGAAAATAGAAAAAAAGAAATTCACCAACAATTAGAAGCTTTAGAAGGTAAACAAACTGAAACAGCTCAAGAAATAGAAAAAAAATATGGACAAGGTTCAATAAATTTAGAAACCGGCGAATTCACCAAAAACTAATCGCATTTTTAAGAACTTCTGTCATATTTATAAACAAAATAAACATATTAAAAAATGGCAGAAGTACTTTTATCCCCCGGTGTATTAGCAAGAGAAAATGATAATACTTTTATTTCAGCACAACCAATACAAGCAGGTGCAGCTATAGTAGGCCCTACTGTAAAAGGACCAGTTGGAATCCCAACTTTAGTTTCATCTTACTCAGATTATCAAAATAAATTTGGTGCTATAGTAGAAAGTGGTAGTGTAGAATATACTTATTTTACTTCAATCTCAGCATATAATTATTTCCAGCAAGGTGGAGATTCATTACTTGTAACAAGAGTAACAAGTGGTTCTTTTTCATCTGCAACAAGTACTACAATTGGAAATTCTGTAGAAAGTGAGGTATTAGGAAATTTAACTGGTGCTACTAAAAGTGTATTTAATGCAACTGGAAGTGTAGGTAGTAGTGTAAGTGCAGTTCAATCATCTAATGTAAATGTTACAGCTTCATTTGTATTAGCTAATTCAGAAAGTATATCTTCAATTACTTTAGATGCTGCTGTAGGAACATTTGCTATAGGAAATGATATATCCTTTACTTCACAATCCTTAGGAGCAACAAAGGGAGGTGGTACAGATTTAACACTTACTTTAGTAGCTAATAACATAGTAAATGACAATGCATTTACGTTAGAAACTTTAAGTGAAGGTGCTATTATGAATAGTGCAGGAGCTGGTGGTTCAAATGGAACATTAGTAAATGGTACTAAAGATAATTTAAGGTGGGAAATAGCATTACCAAATACAGCTTCTGGAACATTTAATTTATTAATTAGAAGGGGTGATGATACAACTACTTCTAAAACAATATTAGAAACTTGGACAAATTTATCACTAGACCCTAATTCTAAAGATTATATTGAAAAAGTAATAGGTAATTCAAAACAAACAGTTACTGAAGATTCGGGAACTAACGAATATTACATTAAAAATGAAGGAACTTTTAACACTTTAAGTAATTTTGTAAGAGTAAAATCAGTAAGTTCTAAAACATTAAACTATTTTGATAATGCAGGAAATGCAAAATCAGCATTTAAACCTTTAATCCCAATAGCAAGTCAAGGTGAATTTAAAGATGCTACGGGTATAAACATCCCAACAGGACGTGCTGCAAACTTTTATGATAGTGTAGACTCAACAGATGTACAAGGATTAAAAGGAAGTGATTACTCAACCTCATTACAATTATTAGCTAACCAAGACTTATTTAATTACAATATTATTACAGCTCCAGGTTTAACTAAACAAAATAATTCTTCTCCATTAACAACTATGGTGAATAACTCAATAACAAGGGGAGATAATTTATCTGTAATAGATTTAAGAGATTATGGCTCAGGAATTAACTCAGTAACAGCAGGAGCTTCATCAGTAGATTCTTCATATGCTGCTACATATTGGCCTTGGTTACAAATTTTAGATCCTGACACTAATCAACAAGTATGGGTACCAGCTTCGACAATGATCCCAGGTGTATATGCCTTTAATGATAGAGCCGGTGAAGCATGGTTTGCTCCTGCAGGTTTAAATAGAGGTGGTTTATCATCTGTACTAAGAACTGAAAGAGCTTTAACAAATGGTAATAGAGATACTTTATATGGGTCAAATGTTAACCCAATAGCTACATTCCCAAATACAGGAGTAGTAGTATTTGGACAGAAAACCTTACAAACCGCAGCATCAGCATTAGATAGAGTAAATGTTAGAAGATTATTAATTGCTCTTAAAGGATTTATTTCTCAAATTGGTGAAAATTTAGTATTTGAACAAAATACAACAGCGACAGGAAATAATGTCGTATCTCAAGTGAACCCATATTTAGAAAGTGTTCAACAAAGACAGGGATTATATGCTTTTAAAGTAGTAATGGATGCTTCAAATAATTCACCAGATGTTATAGATAGAAATCAATTAATTGGACAAATATATATTCAACCAACTAGAACAGCTGAATTTATTTACCTAGATTTTAATCTACAACCAACTGGAGCTACTTTCCCAGCATAAAAATTAAAGAATCAGATATTTATAATAAGAAATTAAAATAAAACAACATGCCAGTATTAGATCCAAATGAAATATTTTTTACCGCTTTTGAGCCAAAGCAAGCCAATAGGTTTATCCTATATATGGAAGGTATTCCAAGCTTTATTATTAAAGGAGTAAGTGCAGTATCACTAACTCAAGGTGAAGTAGTATTAAACCATATTAACGTTCTTAGAAAAGTAAAAGGAAAAACAGTATGGAATGATGTTACAATGACATTATTTGATCCAATAACACCTTCAGGTGCTCAAGCAGTAATGGAATGGGTAAGATTACACCATGAATCAGTTACAGGTAGAGATGGATATAGTGATTTTTATAAAAAAGATCTTAAAGTTGATGTTTTAGGTCCCGTTGGAGATGTAGTTTCTGAATGGATTTTAAAAGGTGCATTTGTTAAAGAAGCAACTTTTGGCGATTATAACTGGGATACAGAAAACGAAGCAAAACAAATTGAACTAACTTTAGGAATAGATTACGCAGTATTAAATTTCTAAAAATAAATAAATATTTTATTAAATGGAGCTTGGCTATGTCAAGCTCCTTTTTTATATTGGTATTTATAATAAAATTAAGTTATAACAAATAAAAGATTATGAGTGAATTTAAATTCCCTACTGAACAAGTAGAACTACCATCAAAAGGTATATTATACCCAGAAACCAGCCCTTTATCAAGTGGTAAAATAGAAATAAAATATATGACTGCTAAGGAAGAAGATATTTTAACTAACCAGGCATATATTCAAAAAGGAAATGTTTTAGATAAGTTAATAGAGTCTTTAATTGTAAATAAAGATGTAAATTATAAAGACCTAATTATTGGAGACAAAAATGCTGTTATGGTAGCTGCCCGTGTTTTAGGATATGGAAAAAATTACAAATTTGAATATAAGGGAGAAGAACAAACTATTGATTTATCTATTTTAGAAAATAAAAAATTTGATGAATCTAAATTAACTAAAGGAGAGAATAATTTTTCATTTAAATTACCCCATACAGGAGCTGAAATCACTTATAAAATTTTAGATGGTCATGATGAATCTAAAATAGAAGCAGAATTAAGAGGAATTAAAAAAATTAATAAGAATGCTTCCCCTGAATTATCTACCAGATTAAAACATATGCTATTATCTGTAAATGGAGATACAGAAAGAAAAACAATTAGGGAATTTGTAGATAATTATTTATTAGCTATAGATTCAAGAGCTTTAAGAGAACACATTAGAGACACTCAACCAGATATTGATCTAACAGTAGAGTTAGATAGTGGCGAGGAGGTCACAGTCCCAATAGGGATTAACTTTTTTTGGCCTGACGCTTGAAATAGCCCCACAAGTTAGAATAAGTTTATTTAAACAAATTCATCAAATTATATTTCACGGTAAAGGAGGTTATGACTGGCCTACAGTATATAATATGCCTATTTGGTTACGAAAGTTTACCTTTAAAGAGATTTCTGACTTTTATGATGAAGAAAAAAAGGAATATGAAAAGTCTCAAGGTAAAGGCAAAACAACCGTAGTAGATTCATCTGGAAAAGTAAATACTTCTAATCTGCCACAATTTAAAGGTGCTTCCCAAAAAAGTACTTCATATAAATAATCAATTTTTTTGATATTTATAATAAACATCCTTTAATGGCTAAAATAGACGATTTAAATCAACAAATAAAAGAGTTATCTGCTCAATTAAAACAAAATCCTCTTAAGTTTGATACTAAAGATATAGAAGCAGCATCTAACTATGTAAAGGCTCTTCAATCTAATCTTAGAGAAGTTAATAGTGAACTATCTTATGTAAGAGATGCTTTTGCTGATAGTGTAAATGAATTATCTAAAGGTAATAATTATTTAAATGAATCTAAAAAAGCATTAAGAGGAATTTCTTCTATTTCCCAAAAATTAGTATCCATTAAAGAAGGGGAAACAAAAGCTACTACAGATCAAATAAAAAAACTCCAAACAGAGGCTAAATTAAAATTTCAAATGCTTCAAACTGCCCTAAAAATGGGGGATTTGCAACCTAAGGAGAAATTAGAAATAGAAAAATCTATTTTAGCCCAAAAAGAGTTTATTGTAGGAGCTCAAGAAGTTTTAGATATTCAAAAAGAAATAAATAGTAACCCAGGAGTTAGATTATTTGGAGGATTAGGAGACATAGCTAAAGCTATTCCTGGGTTAAATAAATTTACAGGAGCTTTTCAAGGAGCATCAGATGCAGCAGAATCTCAAGCCAGGTTTAATAGATTAAATGCTGATACTCTCAAAATGACTACCCCAAAAGAGATTGAAAAGATTAAAAATTATCATAAATTAAGAAAAGCAGGAATAGGTGCCTCAGAAGCTGTAAAAAAATCAGGGGCAAACATGGCTCTTATAACTGCTCAAGGTAAAGGAGCAACTTTAGGAATATCTGCTTTAGCTGCAGGTTTTAAAGTTTTAGTAGCTAGTTTAAAAACTATTTTAGGACCTATAACATTATTAGTAGAAGTATTTAAAGCCTTTATGGCTGCTGATAAAGCCACTGGAGAATTAGCTAAAAATATGAATATGACATATGATTCAGCTAGGGCTGTTAGGGGAGAATTAACTAAATTTGCAGCTTTATCTGGTGATACTTTCCTTAACACTAGAGCTTTACAAGAATCTTTAATGTCTATAAACCAATCATTAGGAACCAGTGTAATGTTTGCTGATCAAGATGTTGCAGCTTTTACAAAATTAAGAGAACAAGCAGGGTTAACTAATGAAGAAATAATGGGGACTTATAAATTAAGTCTTTTAAATGGAAAATCACTAGAAGATAATACTTCAGAATTTTTAGCCCAAGCAAAAATTACGGGGTTTAATAATAAAGTTTTATTAAATGATAAAGAATTATTAAAAGAAATAAGTAAAACAAGTGCGGCTACACAATTATCTTTAAGTGGAAGTGCTAAGGCATTAGGAGATGCTTTAGCAACAGCTAAATCTTTAGGGATGACAATGGATCAAATAGAGTCATCTTCTGAAGCTTTATTAAATTTTGAATCTTCTATTACTAATGAATTAAAGGCTGAATTATTATTGGGAAAAAATATTAATTTAGAAAGAGCTAGATTAGCAGCTTTAAATAATGAATTTTCTGTAGTAGCAGAAGAAATTTCTAATCAAATAGGAGATTCTGCAGATTTTTCTGAAATGAATAGAATCCAACAAGAAGCTATAGCCCAATCAGTTGGAATGACCCGAAATTCTTTAGCTCAAACTTTAATGGAAAGAGAAGCTTTAGTAGGATTATCCAGTAAAGAACAAGAATTAGGTCAAGAAACTTTAAGAGGTTTAATAGCTCAATATGGAGTAGCGGGAGCTCAAAGAAAATTAGAAAAAAATGGTATTGAAAATTTAATGGATCAAACTAGCAAGCAAGAAGAATTTAATGCCGCAATAGAAAAAATGAAAGAAATTTTTATAGCAATTGCTCCTCTATTAAATGGTATTGCTCAAGTTATAATTCCTATATTTGAGGGAGTTGCTTTTTTCTTATCCCCAATAACCGCATTATTTGGGGCTATTAATAGTATAAAAGGCCCATTAAGTACTATAGTAGGATTAATCACAGCTGCTGCTATAGCTTCTTTTGTATTTTTTACTGGAATGACTTTTGGAGCTGGTTTAGCTACTTTAGGTATTTTAGCTGCTGGGATGTCAGTTCTTAAATCAAAGATGGAACCTACACCTGTAGCAGATATGTTATATGACCCATCAAGAGGACCAATGATATCAAACGTTCCTGGAGGAATATATGAAGGGCTACCTGGCGAAGGAGCAGGAATATTCCCAGCTAATACCACAATGAATTCAAATTCAAATACTTCATCCCCAGACCTAAATTTATTAGCAGAAAGAAAATTAGAAAGGGAAGAAAGAAAAAGGGAAGCAAGAGAAACAAGAGACCATCAAAGAAGGATGGAACAAAAACAAGACGAATTAATATCTGAAGCAAGAGAAACAAACCGTGGTTATCTCTACTCAGCTTAAATATTTATAATAAACAATAAAACATAATAATATGGCAAATACCAATTCACTTTTAGATAGATTACGAAACCAAGGAGGTTCTGAATTTTCTACAGATAATGGAGCAATAGCTGAACCATCAATCAACCCTGGAGCAACTAAACAATCCAAGTTACATGCTCATGATATACAACCTGGATATTCCTTAGATGGAAATTTTAGATCTACAGTAAATCAAGCATATTCTGAATATGACGATGGAGTTGTAAACGCATTACCACAACCATCCAAAATAGATTTAAATGGAGTAAATCCATCTACACCTAATAGACTTGCAGGAACAGCAATTATTAATAATACCTTTTCTGAAGGAACTTATAAAGATAGTGCACCACCTGAAGCTATGGGAAGAATTTAATCTTTTTTATGCCTATAGTAAATCTTCAAACCAACCTTAAATCTTTAAAATTTAGCAAAGATTTAGAAGGAGGAAATAAGAATAGTCAACCATACATTACTACTCCTATTCCTGCTAATGGAGAAGAAATGCCTACACAAGATTTAGGTTTATCTACTCCTGATTTCTTAAATAGAGGAGGATTAAATGCTCTTCGTGATACGGCTAAAGATTTAACTAGGCTAGGAAAATTTTTTATAGACACATCCTCTCCTTCTGGACTTTTATTTACAACAAAACAGCAATTATTATCTAGAATAAGTGTTGCTACCCAAGCTAGTGGAAACCAATCTAACCCAAATAAATGGAAAAACTCAGCTTTAAATAATGGGGTTTATAATCCTTTATCTACTTTACTTCAAGCTGGGATTATTAGTATTGGAGGTCATATTCAAAAGCAAGGTATTATACCTATTAAAGGAATAAGAACTTATGGAGATGTAGTAAAAGGTGGTGGTGTATTTAGTAATTCTATTGTTGAAATTAAAAATAATAGACTAGTAAATTTATATAATACACAATATGCAAATTTATCAAATGATTTTTCTATAGAAGACCCAGTTAATATATATTCTTATAGTGGAGGTCCTAACTCTATTTTAGGAATAGGAAAAACTAACATTAGATTTGCAACCGATAA